ACGGAAAAGACTATAATAAAGAAACACTTCGTGCATATAGAATAATGAGTAAGTTTGCAAACGCAGAACCAATGAACCCAATCGCAAAGAAATGGATAAAGACACAGAAAGAAGAATACATTGCAGAGGATAAACAATTACTTGCAAAGATAAAAAAGAAATACAATCTGACTGCAAAACAATTATCTTATATTGCAACACTACCCGTTCCAGTATTAACAACTATCTTGAATAATTCTTTGAGTCTGATACAATACTTAGTTATGAGTAATGATACACCATTCACTAATTTTATTACAGAACAAAAGAATACTCACATGACTCACATAGAAGATAAGGTACTATATGGTGGAGTCAAAGGTACAAGAGAGGCTATCAACGCATTACGTAATATAAGAGATATGCTTGCGGGTAAATCATCAAGTAAATTATCTACCAAATGGGACGGTGCTCCCGCAATCTTTTGTGGTGAAGACCCGAGAGACGGCGAGTTCTTTGTTGCAAAGAAAGGAGTCTTTAATAAAAATCCAAAGGTTTACAAAACAGATGCAGAGATAGACGCAGATACATCTGGAGACCTTGCAGATAAATTAAAACTTGCATTGAAACATTTAAAACCACTTGGTATAAAACAAGTAATACAAGGAGACTTCTTGTTTACAAAACAAGACTTAGGTAAAGAAAAGATAGACGGTAAATCATATCTTACTTTCCACCCCAATACTATCGTCTATGCAGTAGAACAAGGTACAGAGGCCGCAAGGGTAATTAATAATTCTAAGATAGGTATTGTCTGGCACACTACTTATACGGGTAAAAGTTTTGAAGATATGAAAGCATCTTTCGGAGTAAAGAACCCACCTAAATCTAAAAATGTCTGGGGACAAGACGCAATGTTAACAGATGCAAGTAAAGCAACCATGAGTGAAAAAGAAACTGCAGAGGTGACTCAACACTTATCCACTGCGGGTTTTCTATTTAATAAAATTGCGGGAGATACTCTAAGAGAACTAGAAAAGAACCAAAAACTTGCACAGACTATAGAACAATTTAACAATACTTTTGTAAGAAAAGGTGAAATGTTCGGAAATAGTAAAGCACATACAAATAAATTAATTAAATTTATTCAAAACAAATACAAACAAAGGATTGATAAAAGAAAGACTGAGAAAGGTAAAGGTCGTCAAAGAGATAAACTAGATGCACTTCTTAAGTTCTTTTCTCCACAGAATAAACAATCTCTTGAGAATATGTTTGAATTACAGAAACAATTAGTCTTTGCAAAACTAAAACTTATAAATAGATTAAACAGTATTAGTAATATTGACGCATTCGTTAAAACCAAAAAAGGTTATAAGACTACGGGTGCAGAAGGTTATGTCGCAATTGATAAGTTAACAGGCGGTGCAGTTAAGTTAGTTGACAGATTAGAATTTTCTTACAACAACTTCTCACCAGATATATTAAAGGGTTGGGATAAACCCAAATAAATGGGAAAGATGAAATCATTCAAAGAATTTATTCAAGACGAACAACTAGTGGAACAGTACACAACTGAAGCACGTACTCTTCTCCAACGAATGAAACAATCCAGAATAATGAAAAGGGTTATGCACAAGATACAACGTGGTGCAAAACTAGCAAGGAGAAGAATAATTTCTGACCCCGCAAAACTTATGAAAAGGGCAATCAAACAACAAAGAGCAAAAACTGCAAAGAAATTGTTGAAAGGTGTTTCATTATCATCAGTATCAATTTCAAGAAAAATAGAAATTGGTAAGAAACTGGATAAGATGAAAAGTAGAATACAAAAACTTGCGAGAAAACTTTTACCACAAATAAAAAAAGACGAAAAGAATAAATTGAAAAAGAAAGTTGTATAATGTTATGGGAATTAAAAACTTTTCACAGTACCTTATAGAGTCCGAAAAGGAAGTTTATTTTACCTTTGGAAGAATGAACCCACCGACTATCGGTCATGGTAAAGTATTAGATACTATCTCACAAAAATCTGGTAGAAACGATTACAAAATATTCTTATCACAAGTATCTAACCCAAAGAAAGACCCACTCTCATACTCAGATAAAGTAAAACACATTCGTAAGATGTTTCCAAAACATGGTCGTAATGTAATTATTAATAAAAATGTAAGAACAGCCTTTGATGCAGTTTCAGAATTATATGACCAAGGTTATCGTAAAGTAAATATGGTTGTTGGTTCTGATAGAGTCACAGAGTTTGATACTATACTACAAAAGTATAATGGTGTCAAGGGTAGACATGGGTTCTATAACTTTGAAAGTATTAACGTAATATCTGCGGGAGAAAGAGACCCAGACGCAGAAGGTGTGACTGGAATGTCTGCATCTAAACAAAGAGAAAATGCAAAAGCAAATGATTATACTGCATTCGCACAAGGAGTACCAAGTAATATGTCAGACAAAGATACTCGTAAACTATTCAATGATGTTCGTAAAGGTATGGGACTTAAAGAAGAAACTCAATTTAAAAGACACGTTGATTTAGGTAAACTAAACGAACTCAGAGAGAACTATGTCAAAGGTAATCTATACGAAATTGGTGATACTGTTGTTATTAAATCAACAGAAGAAGTTGGTATTGTATCGGTACTAGGTTCTAACTATGTTGTTGTTGAAACAAACGGTAAAAGAGTACGTAAATGGTTGCAAGACATCGAGTTATCTGAAAATACTGCAGACGCAAAAGAAGATTTTATCAGACTTACAAAACGAGCATTCGACAATATGTCAAGAGATTTCAAAAAGGCAGGTGATAATGATACTTCTAAACTTGCAACTATGGCTTCAAGAATGGCAAGTAAAGGTGCAAAGGTATTTCAGACATGGTTTGACGGTAGAGATAAATTAGATAAATTAATGTTAGCGGGTGAGATTGGATATTACACAAAACAAAAAGATAAAACAATTGAAAAGATGTTGAACTATAAGTTTGATGAAGCAACTTTATCTCCCGCACAACTTAGGAAAAGAGACGAGATTAAAAAGGCAATCGATAGAGATGAACCTAATAT